ATATGATATGGCATCAGATTGACTCCATTGCTTGTGCGACAAGTTTGTCCAGCGTGCCATTGGATTGGATGGTATCAACAGCTTGTGAAGCAGTATTCCATCTTCCTTTGTGTATCTCTGCTTGCTGATCACCGACGACATATGGCGCATACGAAGCTGCACTCGTCAGCACTGCTTCATCACCTTGCAAATCAACACGATATGAGCGATTCAATGTCTCGCTTCCTTTCAATCCTGAGCCAGTACCTCGCTTATATGGCACAGTGATTGCACCACTACTGATATTAGCCATGACAAATCTTCGTTGCTTCTCAGATTTGAATTTCATGCTTCCTCTTGCTGGAGGTGCTGGCTTATCCTCATTCAGCTGGCCTTGCACAAGCACAGCATATCCAAGAGTCACTGTGCGAATCATCTCACCAATCTGCGCTTCACCAATCCTGCCAAGCATTTCTATTGTGATGCTGTTTGCCATTATTTCACCAATCTCAGAGACGTGTCACATCGACAATTGACGTGTGCTGGAGGCCCTTCAGACAATTCAGCTGGCCATTGGTCTTCAGTCGCTCCATTCAGCTTCACGCCATAGACCTGGCCAGTACAGATGGTACACACAAGCTCATCTGCATCTGTATTCCAGACGCGTGTCATCTGGATACCTCGCTGTGCAAGATAATCTTTGTAAGATGTCGTTGCCTGCGAAGCTGCGCGTGTGGTCTCTGTGATGGCTATCATCTTGGCACGCATGGGATCACTGAGAGGAAGCACAGCAGCTTCCAAATCTTGAATGGTCATACCTGGTGTGGTGCGATACATTTCTATGATTGGCTTGATACGATCTGCTGTGGTTTGGTCAATCTTATCTGTGGTCTTTGGTGTGTAATCAGATAACCAGTCTTGGATATATCGCGACTGGTCTCCAGTATCCATAGGAATGCTGAATTGTGTACCTAGTCTGTCGATACGTTTGCCCATGGTCGTATTCAGCTCAGCATCCAGCACTGGTTTGATTACTTCTCGCAGTGATGTCTCTGGTGTCTTGTCTTTGGCGATATCGCGTGCCCATTGCTGGCCTTTGGCACGCATTTCCTTGATGATGCGATTGTAAATGCGCAATTCATCTGGTGTCATGTCGTCTACTGGCGCTTTAATGGCATGAATGATTTCATGCACATCTGCGACAGTCATCCCTTTATAGCATCGCTCCATGACTGCATCGATACGGTCAATTGGAATCAGCGCAGAATCAAATGATGTCTTGGGATCGCGACCGGTTTTGATTCTGCGCTCAATTTTTTTTGCGAGTAGTGCCCATTCTGCATTTTTTGCTTCAGCATCTGCAGGCAGTGCAACAATTTCTGGCTCGACAGGCAATGGCTCAGAGACTGGTGCAGGATTGACCGTCTCTGTGACTGTATCTGTGACGACTGGTGTTGGTGCAGTATCTGCTGGCCAATACTCATCCAGATTATCAATACCAAGCAATTGCGCAGCAGATCGCGCAGGAATTCCACCTTGCACATACTGCAGGAAGCTCGACGCACGCGCAGCTTCGTCTGTCTGGAATACGTCCATGGTTTCTGGATTAAATCGGAATTGGTATTTGAGAGGATTGAGCAATTGGCTGTTTATGACTGATTCGTACATGTTGAGTCTTGGAGTGATGGTCTCACGCCAAAACGATTGGCGATCACTGTCAGCTGTTGCATAGTTTGCTGCACTGGCTTCCAACATGGTGCGAGGAACACCAAGAGTCGCAGCCATGGCAGTAATGGTGCGCTCAGACAATTCTGGCATCTGCATGGTGTCGATGTTTGGCGTAATCTGCGTCACCTTCAAATCTGGACTGCGCAGAAACAAATACTTGAATGCATTCATGATGCCACCACCAGCTTTGGCATTGATGTCTGCACTGAATCGCTCTACCTCAGCAGTATCGGTATACTCTGGCAGATTCATCACAGTGACTGGCTGTGCGCCACCTTGGAAGAATGCTGTGGCGAATGCAGTCAGGTAATGCGACAATTGCGCGTGTTGCAGTGCCACAGCAGCTGGCGCCAGACCTGGCCCAACATCCTCCACAAAGCTTGGCTCACGAAAATACACAATGTCATCAATCGTCCATGGCCCATACAGACGACCATTCAGAGTCTGTGACCAAATCATTCCGCGATACGGCTCATAGATGTCTGCTTTGCCCTGGTCGAAAAACCATGTAGTGTTTGCAGGATTGAGACAAATGAAACCAGTGAGTGTGCGACCCTTGACGACGCGAAGCCAGTATGCTGCGCCAAACACAAGCAGACTGCGCTCAGTATCCTTGATGAGCTGTGGCACATTCATCTGCCATGGCCATTCGACTGGCTGATTATTGCGTGTCAGCTGAAATGGCACACTGGACAAAGCATCTGCGCGCAGATTGACTGCGCGATAGAGCATGGGCACCAATCGATACGCATCAGCTGGAGAATACAGCTTTCCGCTTCGATTCATGGCTTCTAGCCATCCATTTGGATACTGAATTGGCATTATGCAAAACTCCATTCTATCTTTGGCGTGCTGAGCATACCTACTGCACCACTCACTGCATCCACATAGTCATCATGTGGCGCATGAGGAAACGCCACAGTCTCGTCTAAGAAATCGCGTGTCCATGCGCCAGCAACGATGCGCACTGCACCTGCTTCAGCTCTTCCTGCCCATGGCATAGCACGCTGAATTTTATCACCTCGCACATCGATTCCGCGAAATGGCACAGATGCCAATTCTGGCAGTCGTCGCAATTCCTGCACAGCAGCCAGACCATTCATGGCTTTTTCAATGCCATGTGTGGTGTCTGTCTCGCTACGCATGATCGACACCATGACTCTTCGCACATCTGGCCATTCTGCGCGCATATGGATGCCATCAGCAATGTACAGCATACCTTCATGCAGACAGCATCGCACAGATGCTGTATAGTCTGCAGTCTGCTTTGTTGATGTTGCTAAATCCCAATATCGAAACCATTTGGCGCCATGTGGTCGCACATCAGTGAGCTTCAGCCATTCTCTGCGAAACAGTGTGCCAATGGGATCAGTGAATTCACCATCTACTTCTTGTCGATACATCTCAGATGTCATGGACTGTCGCAGTGTGGCAACGAATGTGTCATCCAGAAAGAAATTGTCTGTGGTCTTGCTTCTCACTGTGGCATAGTCTTTGTGATCGCCATTGAAAAGCTCATAGACCCAATCTTTTCCTCTTGGAGTCGTCGTCATCCATGCTCTACCTGGAGATTCTCGCAATGTCGCAATGGACAATGGCCAAATCTCTGCATCCATCATTGCGACTTCATCAAGCCATAGCCATCCAGCATTGGCACCTCGCAAACGATCTGGATTGTCAGCACTGCGAAAGATGATGCGTCGATTGCCAATCAAACGCAATTCCATTTCGCTTTTATTCCATGCAGTCACAATGCCTGCTTTGGCAGTGAGTTTCAGAATGGTTTCCATGGCACCAAGACGAAGCATGGGATAGGTAGGTGCAACGACCAGACCTGTCGTGTCTTTGGGCTGTCGCAGTGCTTCGACTGCACCAGCACGTGTCTTGCCAGATCCACGACCACCTACAAACAAACGAAAACGCGCATCATTGGCCCAAAACGTTTTTTGTGGAGACGTCTGTGAGGTGTGGCGAATCGTCGGTGCTGAGGTCGATGACGTAATCTGTTGGTGTGCTGGTACTAATGACATGATGATTGTCTCGATATTTCCATGGTCGCAATCCCTTCAATAAGAAAATCAGAAGCACGTCGCTGCCAGCTTTGGCACGATCACGCGCAATTGCTTCCAATTCGTCTGCGCCATCATCCTCAGCATCGCTCAGTGCCTGGCGAAACTCATCATCTATGTCTCGCAGTTTATACACAGCACGTCGAGAAACTCCAGCTAACAGCAATGCCTGCTTTACATTGCCAGTCTTGGAGTATGCGCGCAGGAATGGCACTGCCCACAATGGACGATTAGGAAGATTGTATTCCGCTTCTTTGCGTTTGACGATTGTCATCGTATCGACTCTGAAGATACAAAGCGCAGAAGCACATTCACAATAGCAAGAGCGTATGCGATCTGTGGCGCAATTTCCTGCACCTCAGGCCATGCTGCAATTGTTGCGAGAATCATGGCAATCAGAGAAAGCACATTAATCCAAACCGTCTTTGATTTGTACCATCGCTTCATCATGCACCTCCCATGCGAAACCATGCAAGAAACAGCATCCATGCGCCAGTACCTGCAATCATGACCAGATATACCTGTTGTTCGAGACGCGCAATGCGCTTCTCAAACTCTTTGAAATTGGCATCTCCAGATTCCAAACGTCGCAAGATCATGTCTTGCTTTTCCTCTATTCGCGCCAGCTTTGTTTCTACAGTCTCACTCATGACTATTTCCTTGATATGCTCTAAACTCTGTGCGAATGACATCCATGTTGATTGCTGAGCCTGGACACGTCTTGCGCGCAGCTTGATATTCTCGATGGCCTTTGAGCGTGTCAGATGTGACTGTGATTCCATGCCATGCCATCAGTGCGAGAGTCGTTGCGCGCACCATGGTGTGCAAATCATCTGGCCATGGTCGCACATCGTAATCACCAACAACCTCAATGCCCCACATCGACGCATTACCTTTGAAATCACTGCAGTGAATTCCTGCCACATTCAATGGGCACATCTGCCAGATACCATCATTCTCTACTCTTGGAGATCCAAGCACAATAAACAAATGTGGGCCACCACGCCAGCCCATGGCTTGATATCTTGCGCTCATGGCATCCATGGTGCGCTTTCCATTCCATTGGCTTGGTGTTGGTCTCCAGGTGTGATGAAGCACGACACCTTTGGCCCATGGCGCAACATCTGGATTATGCCTGTCAAGATGCATACGAAATTGCTCAACAGTTTTCCATTGCATCAACGCATACGCATACGTCATGAGCGAACACCTTGGAATCGAGCAATTTTGTTCATGAATGTGGTGCCATTGATTCGATTGACTATGAAATACAATTCATTGCCAATCACTGTGATGTTGCCATGCGCATCTTCGTAATGCTGAATCAATTCCCATGGTGCAGTGAGAGATTTGCGATACCACAAATGGATTGCAAATTTCTTGCTAGGAATCAGGTAGCTGCCCATTGATGTCGCAAACCATTGACCTGCTTTGTCTACCTGCACAAATGTCTGTGTGGCAGTGTAGGTGCCACCAGGAATGTTCAATTCACAAGGATTTGGAATTACTGACTGCGCGTTTGTCATGGTCATTCTCCTCTTTTCTTATTATCGCATCACTGTCAAGAATTCATTGCGTCACCTTTGGCAATGTTACTCCAAGCTGATCTTGGTATTTTCCTCGCTTATCTGCATAGGTAATTGCTGGCCGATCTCCACGAAAAAACATGACCTGTGCGATTCCTTCATTGGCGTATATCTTGACAGGATTCAGAGACGCATTGTGTATCTCAATGGTCAATTCTCCACGCCATCCTGGCTCCATTGGTGTGCAGTTGACTATCAGTCCACATCTGGCATACGTAGATTTTCCAACAACGATGCCAATGATGTCTTCTGGTATATCGAATGTCTCCACAGATCGACATAGCACGAAATCGCCAGCAGGCAGAATGATTGCATTTTGTTTCTCTGTGTCTACTGCCATCACATCGAAGCCATCAGTGTTTTTGGGATCAATGGTGTCATTTTTGTACCAACACCATTCTTCAGCAACACGCATGTCATAGCCAAACGATGTGACACCATAGGAAATTGTGTTTGGCCTGCTGGCATACTCAGCAAATGGCGCAATCATTCCTTTGGCAGCGAGACGTGTAATTTCTTTGTCATTCAGAATCATTCGAAGGCCTTCCATGCTTGACCATAGTGATGGTCACAAATCGTGTTGACTGCATCTGCGTAATGTCGAATATGGCTTTGCGCAGTGCTGTGTGTGCGCAGACTGACGAAATGCTTTAATGCCTGCTGTGATGCTGTCCAGTAGAAACGTGTGTACACTGCCAATGGCAAAGCCATGCGTGCTTCCTCGCGAGACATGCCATGCGCAATCAGGTAATGATAGTGGAGCATAGATGTCTCGATGGATTCGCGCAATTGCTTTGCATGCAATTCGTCCATTGCGTCTGCTGATCCCTGCTTGCTCACTGAGCTTTGAAAATGGACGACGTCAGGATTGTATGCATGCAGTATTTCGCTGTATCTCTGAGAAACCTCATTCCATCCAGTATCGACAAATGCATACGAAGAGCCAACAACATGCTTATACCATTGGCGTGCCACAAACTCTGGACACGACACCATCAGTGTGACTGGCGAATGACGGAATGGAGACCAATGACCGTCTTTGGCCAGACGCGCAATCAGACGCGCATCCTTCTCAGGATCATGCGCACCATCTTTGTCGTAACTCACTCTGGCTGCATCAGTGATTTTCTCTGATGGATTGACGGTCATCCAGTCTACCAATTCGACAAAACCATGCTGGCCATCAACGTCGATTCTCATGCGCGTTTCTCTGCTTCCTCTTTGTATACCTGCTTCTGCAATTGCTCAATCCTCACAGTGATTTGACTGCGCCAGATGTGCAAATCCTCTCGCTCAGGATGCTTGGCAATCTCTGCGTCAATCTCCATGCGCTTCCATCGCCAGAATTCCAAGACCTGCATTGTGCTATTACTCATGTCAAACTTTCCTTCCTGCGATTGGTCATATGTTGGCTCATTGCGTTTTTCCTTCAGCAACATCATCAGAAATGCGTGCGCATGTTTACCTTGGAGTTTGATTCGAATGTATTCATCATCACTACTCATTTTCTGTATCCAAGCATTATTGCTAATTCTTCAGTCAAAGCTAATATTTTAGCTTTGATTTCATTGCGCCAATCATTTACAGTCTGTTTTGAAGTAATCAATGCATTCTGTCGATCAGGATTTTTGTCAATTTCTTCGTTGACCAGCATAAGTTTTAATTGCCAGTATGCCAGATCTTGAATCACATCATCCATCCTATTACTCATGCCCACACTGCCTTTCAATATCGAACAAAACCTACCAAGTAAACAAAGAGAATAAAGCACAGCAAATACAAAATCGTCATCAGTGCGACACCTATGTAATACTTCACTGCCACACTGCCTTTCCATCAATGACGACCATCCATTGTGACCAACATTTTTGCGAAGATTTCCAATGCTTCCATCCATGGCCATCATTCCAGAGTCTTCGGAATGCACTGTACTGATTTTCATAGGAATCTCGCTGCGCATGGTCTGTGCCCATGAGTTTGAGATATGTTGCGTCGTTGAATTGAAACAGTCCACCATCATTGGTCTCTGACCTGGCTTGCGTCGTGTATGTACCATAGTTGTATCCATCGCCAGACTCGCATGAGATGATGGCCAGTGCTTCGCGAGACACAGCAAATGGCACTACTCGACAGTCACCAGCAGAACACAGCAGATACCAGAAAAGCACTATGGTTTCCATCTTCGTTGCTCCAATGCCATGCCGACGACAATCGCCACAGTCGCAGTCACAAAACCAAGCACACATCCTGCGATAAACTCAATCACTCTGCACCTCTTCTGCCAATGCCAGTAATTCTTCAACAATGTCTTCTTTGATCAGTGCCAGTGTGGCATCAATCCTGCTTCCTCGTGTCACTACTTCGTCTTCCTGGTCGTCTGCTTTCTCTCGCACCATCATCCATCGACCGCTTAGAGCGACGTCGATTCGGTACCAGTATCTGCCAATCAATTTCCGATAAATCATACGCATTGCGCAGAATCTCCATAATGTCCATGGCTTCGTCTACTGTGCGTATGACGACTGCTGGATATTCAGACCATTGTGCAAAGAATTCTTTTTGCTTTGCGCTTAGAGATCCCTTTGGAGATTTTACTTCTACACAGAAAAGCGTGCCACGATAGCCACAGAGTAAATCAGGTACGCCACCACCAGCATTGCTCAGGTCTGCGACCAGTGCGCCAGAGTATGTCAATGCTGCCACAATGGCCTTGTGATTTTGGTCAAGCTGCTGGCGAAACCTTGGTATATATCCCTTGCTCATTTCTGCACACCTTCGCCAGTGAATGCCAACATGATCTGAATCAAATCGCGATCACTGCTGCGTGTTTTCCATTGGCGCCATTTGGATGCAAGCATTGCAAATTCTCCACCTTGGAGAATGCTGGCATCGAGTCGCACATTGAAGCGGTCAATGGCATCTTTGCGCTTCATTGCTGTACCTGGCCCATACGCAGATGATGCGCTTTCCATCATGGACACAAATCGCTGTTGCGTGTCGATCTGCGATGTGCGCAGTGCTGAGCGCCATGTGGTTTCTAACTCATCTACCTCATGCGCCACAATGGTCAGTGAGCCAGACGCATCCTTCCTGCACAGTGTGCAAAGCTGTGGATAAGGTGTGGCAGTATCCATGGCACGCATGCAACACAAGCACAGTGCAGGCCCATTCTTTTTTATAGTTGGACTGTTGTCGGTTTTGGTATCCATAAACAGATCGCCTTTCTCTCGCTTAGCCATTTTCTCTTCCTTCAGTGTGCAATAAGACATTAAGTAGGTATACTTTTTGTAAAGTATGTACATGAAGAGAATATAGTAGAAACTCTTGGAAAAAATAGTGAGATGATGTCTTAATGCACACGATTATGCTTCACCTCGACGCATTTGACTGCGCGACGGTCGTGCTTCTTCTGGTGCAGTGCGAAACTCATCCAGCATACCAATGCCAAACATTGAAGAGCGATTGTGTGAGACTGCACCAATCTCTGCATATCGTGTCAGTAATTGCTGCACAAGCCATCGTTGCGATTTGAATGCTGCACCTCTTTCGCCTTCGTCTTCTGCCCATTCCTTCCATGCATCGTAGAGCGTGTGCTTACTGACGACAGCAGTCAGATTCATGACGCATCTCTGCTGGATGAATCGCGCAACGATGTCTTCTTCTCCACGGTATTCTGTCGTTGCTTTCTCGACAGCTTCGCATGAGCCAAGGCCATTCTGATACCAGAGATGTGCGCCAAAAATCATCCATTGCAGGATCGCTTCAGATTCCTCATGGAACATGGCTTCCAATTCTCTTGGATCTTTTCTCTGAGCTTCTGGAATGGTCGCAGTGAATGGCAGGATGCGCAGTCTGCGCCAGATGCCCACATCGAGACCTGTGATGCGAGGTTTATGATTGCCAGTAATCCAGAGTGTGTGCGACGGATTGAAGACGAATGGTTTTCCATAGAGTGTGCGCGCAGTGATCGCATCGCCACCAGTGATGTCTTTCACTCTGGATTCATTGAGCTTTCTTCCTTCTGGCATCTCTGAGGCCATGGCGAATCGTTTCCCTACCAATGCAGCAATCATTGGTGTGGCACCTTCTCCATCTTGTCTGTGGTCAAGCAGTGCTTCGATGGATGATGTGGTGCCATAGTCACCAGCAATGATGCTGAGCGCTTTCATAAAACTGGATTTCCCATTTGCACCATTGCCATAGCAGAAGAAAAGACAGTGTTCGTCTGTAGAGCCAGTCATGGTATATCCGACGGCCTTCTGCACATAGTCAATCAGATCGGTGTCGTCTTGGAAGACTGTGCGCAGGAATGTCTGCCATTTTTGCGACATGGGAATTTCTCGATAGTTGACATTGACTATCTTTGTCAGCATCAGTGTGGCATCGTGCTTGATGACAGTCATGGTGCGCAAATCGACGACGCAATTGGCGCAATTAAAAAGCCATGGAGAGGAATCGAATTCAGATGGCTTTGCGACAAGATATGGCTGAGCTTCTGCAATCATGCCATCGATGCGCGATGTGGATTCACTCTTCAGTGCCCATTTCGCCAGATCAGCATTGATGGCGAGATTGCCACCAGCTTCTTTGTACATGTCAAGCACGACTGCGTGTGCCAGTCGCTTCACTGCATGGACATCAGTATGCTCCCATCGTTGCCCATTCCAGACAATCCATGCTTTCCATTCTGGCACGTATCGCAATTTGTCTTTTGTTGCATCCACCAGTCTTTTTCCATTGCCAACATCCGTGTGATGGTATGGAGCATCGATTATTGCAACATCGTCTGTCTGAGAGTCTGTCAGTGCTGCCTGTGACGACGTTTTGACTGGCACTGATTTCTCTGATGGCCTTGGTATTGGCAATGGCGCTTTTCGACCATAGCCAATACCATCAATGATTGCTTTGCGCTCTTGTCGCTGCGCACCAGTGCGAGGAATCTGCGCACCATACAGCATGTCGGTAATCTGGTCATCAGAGAAGAGAGAAAAGCCAACAGACTCTGCACCAGCAAGATAGCCACCAATCAGACGACCTGCGCGAATGCGTGTTTCATGGCGATCACCTTCAACAGCATTCGCTACCATGCGTATGCATGCGTCGATGCGTCTCTGCATCACCTCTTTGACCCATGCATGTGGATAGTCTGCATTGCTTGGTGCCACATTTGGCAAAGGTTTGGATGCTTTGTCTGCATCAGTCAATTCATCAATGAGCCAATTCACTGCATCTTGGATGTCGGTCAATTCCTCAGAGGATCCATCAGTGAGATTCTCAGTGAATGTGAAATACCTGGCAGTTTCGTATATCTCGACCTTATCGCCACCAGCAGTGCGACCTTTGAGCCTGGCACCTTCAGGTATCTTGGCAGTGCCAATGATGTGCAGGCCTTTTCCGCTTGGAGATATTTCGCTGTACGATTTGGCGAAATACAGTGCTTGCTTTGCGACGTTTGATGGCTTGACTGATGCATCAGGCATTATTGTGAAGCATGCATCTAGGTCGATGCCCACAATGCCATCACCAGTCAGCACAAAGCCAACACCAACAGTGTTGTATTTTCCTACTGCTTTTTCTGCTTCGTCATGTGTTGTCCATGTCGAGGAATCTGTGGATGATGCATTGCGTCCAGATTTGGCATCCACAGGAATTTTCTTCGCTGTGTAGCACACCCATCTTGGCTGTGATTTCAGATCGTCAATGTTCATGCGCTCTTCTCGTCTGGATGATTGTAGGTATTAACCAAATGCTGTAACACGCTCAGAGACTCTCGCGCAATGCCAAAGGCCTGATCTGCTTGCCATTGCAAGACGGATTCTGGACGTTTCATCAGAAGCTGGATTGCACCTTGCAAATCAGAAATGCATCCATCAAGCTGCTTTGCTTGCTTCCTGATTTCCATGCGTCGTATGCGTAGAGTTTCCGTGTGTGCTTTGATATCGTACATTATTTTCCCCATTTCCCTTGTCGCAGTATCAGTGCAATGATTGCGTATCCTGCTAGATCGCGCAGTGTGTCGTCGATGGATTCTTCTTGGTTCAGCAGATGTGGCTGTGATGACAATGTAATCAGTCGCTCTATCTTGTCGCTCATGCGCACAACGATGCCATGCAGACCAAATCTGCCAATCGCATGTGCGCCATACGAAGATGCTTTGATGACATGCTGTCTGGCTAAATCGTCACAGTTTGTCATGAATGCTTCAAATTGTTCTGGATAGGTTTGCAGTAATGCATCGAAATTGTCTGGACGTTTCATTCCTTCACCTCAGATACGACTGCGCGCAGCACATCGCCAATGAGTTTATTTCTCGATGTCTTCTTGGATTCTGCCAGCACATGCAGTGCTTGTGCGATGCTCAATGGCAGTCGCACGCTGATGTATACCGATGTGATGCCAGATGGTTTCCGTCCAGGTTTGGTCGTCATTTGAGAATCTCCATTATACGTTTACCGATCCATTGCACCACAGGCACAGGCCATGAGTTTCCAAGAGCTTTGTATCTTGGCGCATCTGATGCCATCTTTCCTTTGAATGGTATCAGTGTATAGTCGTCTGGAAATCCTTGCAGTCTCTCGCATTCTCTTGGTGTGAGCCGTCGTATATCGACCATGGGCACATTGCCACCACCAGTGCTTATGTGCGATGTTAGTGCTGGCGCAATGTCGTCAGTCTGGACACGCATGGGATCAAAGCCAATCTTCTGCCAGATTGTTCCAATACTAGGATGATGTTTCAGTGTTATTGCTGGAGACAATTCCTCTTCATATCCTGGCGCATTTCCAAGCTTTCCAGTATGCACACCATTGCCAGATATGCTGTACGTCATTCCTGCTGAGCTTTGGCCATCAGTGCTTCTCTGAGAGGTTTCGGAATCTGCTTTCCGTATTTCTCTGATCGGTCTATGATGCTTTTGCACTGAGCCGAATTCAAATAGTATTTGTCCAATATCAATGTCGTCTCTAGCACTGCTGACAAGAAACACACGCTTCCTTCGTTGGGCCAATCCGAAGTATTGAGCGTCGAGAATTCGCCATGCAATGCTTCTGACTGGTCCAATGACAAGACCCGCGTTTGCCCATTTGTTCCTTGGCGAGACCAATGCTTCTGATTCGCCTGCAAGGCCTGCGAGAAAATGACCGAATGCATTATCATGCGTGCTGAGGACACCTGGCACGTTTTCCCATAAGATGATTGATGGCTTTTCTCCTCTTGCTCTTCGAACATCGTCAATTGCATTTGCTACCTCACAGAATATGAGACTAAGATTTCCGCGATCGTCGTCGAGACTCTGGCGATTGCCTGCCATGCTGAATGCTTGGCATGGCGTGCCACCACACAGCATCTCTGGTGCAGTCACAAAGCCTGAGCGAATCAAATCAGGAAGCACTGCCATATCGCCAATGTTTGGCGTGTCTGGATAGTGATGCGCCAGCACTGCTGATGGAAATTCGTCAATCTCAGCAAGCCATGCAGCATGCATGCCAAGAGGATTGAGCGCAACAGATGCAGATTCGATACCACTGCAGACAGATCCGAATTGCATGGATATCTCCAATGAGATGCGCAGTGTGTAAGCACTGCGCATCTCGATACGAATTAGAATGGTCGAGAATCCTCATCATACTCTGTTGGTGTGTTGCGTGCTGGCTCTTGCACTGCTGGCTCAGCTGGCACCTCGTCATTGGTGCGCATTTCCTTTGACCAGTCGCGATATTCCTCAAAAGCAGTCTGTGCTTTCTCCATCATGGTCTTTCCGACATAGAGTGATGCGCACAGATCGCGGTCAATCTTGGCAATATCGAAGCCAATCTTTGGAATGATGACAGATGAGCCATAGCCAGTATCAGTCGTAATCAGACGATTCTTCCTGTCCAATGGCTGTGTGATCGGTGTCCAAAACATGAAGCTTGGAATGTCTCGCTTTGCAGTCTTTTTTGCTTCTGTCGCAACATCTCGCATGGCAGCAAAGATTGATTCACTCTTCATTGCTGTGACACCTCGACCTACCAATCCCTTGACTGGCCAGACGACCACATCATCATAGCCTTCAACGAAGCACAAGATTTCAGTGTACAGACGCATGTTGGCATTGGCTTTCCAGTGTGTATGCCAGGTCTTGGTGCGAATGCCAGCAGTCGTCTCTTCTGTGTATGCCTGTGTGCGCGTGCGAATGACGACAATGCGCAGTGATGATGCAGTGAAACCATCTTCGTCGTCGAAAAGCTCAGCATTCTCCCATGGTGCCAGCAGATCAGGCAATTGCGATGCGCGTGCGTAGAATTTGCCCACAATGCCTGTGGTCTTCGTCGTTGATAACCAAGAGATGCGAGGAATACCATCGCCAATGTCTTCGCGCTCATGGCTGTAATTGATGTCTTGCAAATCGCGTTCAAAATCACTCATGGAGTTTCTCCCTTGTGTGTATGAGCCAGTCAGAGTGACTGGCTCTATCAAATACTTTGCCTAGGTGTTAGGATTGACTGCTTCCCATGTCGGAATGGCATCCAAGGGATCAATCTGGTATGTGCCACACTCGACATCGATGCGTCGTCGCAATTCTTCGCTGTAGATGTCATAGGCGATCACATCGCCAATCACATATGCAACATGCGAAGCAAACTCCACATACGATGCACTACGCTCAGAGACGGTCGAGCGCATTTCCTTGGCCTGTTCCTCAGTGATGTGTCTCATTGGTCGTTTCCTTTCTGACGATACCAATTATGTACTGCGCATTGCGCTTCGTACCAAACTAGAATATAGCATATCAATTCATCTGTCAAACATCATCTTCAGGAAGACAATCAATATTCATTCGCCAGATGCGCATTCTTACAGTGTTGTATGCAATACCTAATTCTGCAGAGATTTGCTTTCGTGTGCGAGTAGCAAACCATGCAGGATCAGCAGGCCATCCCATTTCTTTGCGATATGGAATGTGTGTGTATCCATGTCTTCTGCAGTGATCTCTCACAGAATCCAGTGATGTGCCCAAATCAATTGCTATCTGAGCTGTGGTCTTGGCTGCGTAGTACGATGCATCTGTTGGCCATTTGACGTGTGTATAGCTTCGCTTCCATTTCAATCCATGCTTCCTGCAATATGTTTTGACTGTGTTTGTGACGACATGCAGTGCTTCAGCAATCTCTTGTGTTGTTTTGTCTGCATACCAGGCAGCATCGCTAGGCCATCGATTGTGATATGTTGTTGGTCGAATTGCGCGCTTGGTTTTAAATCCATACTGGCGCACAAAGCTTCTCACTGTGGAGTCTGTAAGATTGAATTCATTGCAAATCTGCTTGACCGTGTGAGTTTCGTAGTAATCATGATTCAATGGAAGCACGTTTGATTTGCAATTGCGACGGTCTCGCAATTGTGCATAGCCAAAAAAATCACTCTCAGTGATTGCAATCACAGTGCCATTGTGCGACATGCCAAATGTTTCTTGCATGTGATACAGCACATCTTCTTCAGGAATGTTGATTGCTTTGGCGATATACCATGTCGGATTGTCGCTGTGCAGTGTGGCAATCACATCGTCTGTGTATCGCAGATCATCTCGACAAATCTTCATTTCTGGATATCGCATATCATCACCATATTTCATCACAAATGAATTCCTCTCGCAATCAGTACTGCGTCGATCATAGAGCGCACATCATTCAGAGTCTTTCCCTCATAGGATTTGACGACTCTTCCCTTGCGTCCACCAGTCTCTTCCAATGTACCAATCCAGATGCCATCTAAGCCAAGAGCAATCCTGCCATAGTATTGGCGATTTGGCGTGTCGTATTTGACACGCCATGTCATGCCAGTGTGGCGCCATACAATCTTTGGTGCAGTCATTCTTTCTCCATATGCTCTTGATTGCGATTCTCAATGACACGAGATAACTGGCGCATTCTGTGCATCAATGCTTCATATCGTTGCTTTTCTCGCAATGTCAGATATTCAAACAATCTCTGACGCAATTCGTTGATTTCTTCATTTACCTGCTGAAGATCAGTATCGATGGTAGGTGCAGTCATAGTGGATTCACCTGCTGTGTATCAAAGCGTGCTTCTTCCAACATGCTCAGCATAAGATGTGGATCGCAGACATGATAGATATAATCTTCGTCTCGCTCGACCAGGTAGACACATCCACACGATGCAGTGATGTAGACTGCACCAACATCGCGACGACGAATCATGAAGCGATATAAAGGATAGTCGCGATTGATGTCGTCATGCAGTGCTGGCATCTGCGCATTGCGCATCTCCATAGTGAATTTCACTGTATATGCGCCATGGCCCATACGACGCAGCCAAGCATAGAATTCGTTGTGCATTAGTTTGTCTTTCTGTATCGACGTGCTTCGCGTGTCGTTGCGTGCCAGTATCCTCCAATGGGATTGAGTATTCTTCCTTCGTCATTGCGCATGACAGCATAGGTGCGAGTGCCATACTCGATGTCAGCATAGTCAAGCATGCCAATGATGCGCTTTGCAAATTCGCGGTCAATTGCGACATAGTACTGATGTGTGTACAAAATTTTGTCATTGTCTGCGCGACAAATGGAGATTGTGATTCTCTCTGTGATCGGCCTGCGCAAATCAGTCAGCACACTCATGGTCGTTTCCTTTCTGTGTGGTGCCAGCTCAGCACTGGCACCATTGCTCTATTCGCTCTACAGTGTGTCGTCACCGACAATGTAGCAAACGACGACGTTTTCTTCTGGATGCTTTTCTTTCCAGTGATTGACGATTGACTGAAAATCAGCATACGTCGTGTTCAGACCATTGAATGCAATCTTGATTTCTCTGGTCTCTGCATCCTTGATGATGACGCGATTGTATATGGCTTCAGTGATTGGATTCTTCGTCTTGGAGAATGGATGGTTTTCCTTCATGGTCATTTCCTTTCTGTGTGGTGCCAGTGCTAAGCTGGCACCATTGCGATTGAGAGTCTTAGATGCTGATTCCTCGACGTGCCATCTCTGCACTGATAATCATCATGGCAGACGTGTTGCCCTTTTCCTTTGCTACCTTGAATGCAAATTCAAGATACCAGTCTGCGCGAGTCGTCATGTTGATTGCCATGCGCATCTGAGATTTGGTCATTTTGGTCTTCATGGTCGCTACCTTTCGTGTCATCTGTCTTCTACCTGATGTAATTATATAGCATATCAATGATACATGCAAGCATTTTATTGATCAATTTGCGACGAGTTTTGTGCTAATATGAAATGCGATTTTCAGACATCACTAGATATCGTAATCCGTGTTGGTCTGTTCGCCTGCTCAGTGACGACTGGCATTGATGTGTGACTATGCGCGCAATTGAACATCATCAATGCAGAAAGCAGAAAAACAAAAGCCACATAGCTTAATCGCTATGTGGCTTTTGCACAGATGACTGACGCAGGAAAGGAAACTGCACCGTCATGCAAATTGTATCACTGTGATGCAGTTCTGCCAAGAATAGGACACCACAGTGATGCCAGAATTATACTATGGCTTTGCTGGCCATGTCGTCACATTCCAGATCAGGCCATCTGTAATGTCTCGCAGTGCTTGTCGATAGGTCTGCCATGCTGCCACAGTCTGCGCATCCAATCCGACATCTGGCAATTGCGTATAATCGCAGTCAGCGAGTTTGCCATTGCGTACCAATCGAAAAGCAGTCATTGCCTGATCTGCAGTGTATGGACGATCACTGACGATTTCGCCTTCTGGCACTGTGGCATATTGATTGCCTTCGTCATCCCAATACTCAAATGTGATGCTGTCAGGCATGAAGATGCGAAAAATCATATCATCACCATGTGTAAGATAGGCGATTCGCCTGAGCTGTCTTCAGTTACCACTTGGAGCGTGTGCGTGCCTGTTTGCGTATGCGCTCGATACTGCACCACGTCGCTGGCTTTGAAAAATCGTGTTGCGGTGTGTCGAAACTTTACATCTCTCTGCGCGCCTGTGCCCATCGAGCAAACGTCAACAGAATTGACCAACAAATCTCCATGTATCGTGTCGCGTGTACTCAAAGAGCCGATGACGGTAATCTTGTAGTATCCAGCGATTGGCACAGTGATGGAAGAGCCCGACCATGTCATGCCACCAGCACTATCAATTTCATCCTGCCATATGACTGTGACACCAGCAGTCGTAATGCTCAGCGTGCTTGTGCGAGTAAGACTGAGAAAGACTGCATTGTCTGCGCGCTCTAATTGCACTATTCTTTCGCGCAAAGCTTGCTCATTGCTGGCTGTGAGATAGCTAGATGTTGGATAGGTCAATTTGCACCTCTTCAGCGCCATTGGAAGACATCGACAAAGATACTGCGTAGATTTTGCGAGACAGAGTCTCTGATGATGTTACTGCGATGCTTACTAGATCACCTAAGAAATAATCTCTTCCGTATCGCCATGTCGAGGATTGCAACACCTCAACATCATATGATTTCACCTTTCTTTGCTCTTGATTGTATCTACGCTTTGCGACTGTTGTAAGCTGTGCGACTGTCGTGCTGTCGCTTCCTTTAACCATAGCTTCTCGCAGATCGGTGCCAGTTGGTGCAGTAGATGGCCAAGCACTGCGCAGATTGTTTTTGTCTTTTCCTCTTCCAACAGACATGATATATGTCGGAAAGTTTACCAAGCTAGACTGCTTGACCAGTGTGCCAAGAGTGCCATTGAGCTGACTGAGTTTCACATAAGACCGACGGTCTGCACCAAGAGTCGCAGCATAGAAGAGAGAATATCCGAAAGAAGAAATATCGAAATTGACCTTGAAATCTATGCTGCCAACATCTGCAATCTTCTGCATGGTCAATAGCAGATTTTCTCCAGAACACGTCAGTGCCATCGATGCGCCAATGCTTAAATCAACAGCATCTGTCGCTGTGCTGATTCTGCCATCTGCCCATCTTTCAAGACCATTTCCATACCGACGTGTCCAAGCATTGGTTTGCCATGGCGAATTTCCTTCTGCATCTGATCCGACATTGGTATTCCACAATGCAGTGATGATAGAAGATGCTGTTGGATAATTCGCCACAGCGAATTGCGAGACACCTCGCATGCTTGGATACCATGCAACAATTCTGTCTTGGAGTATGCACATCGCATCGACTGCAGTCACAGTCAGTATGCGATTCTGTCCATAGTCTCGCGTCCATGCGCGTATGAAGCCAAGAAATTCTTCATACGCATTCATGCCAATTGATGCATCTGCGCGTGTTATTGACACAATGTATCCATAGTCCAAATCTGCCACCACTGGTGCATCGAGATTCACAGAGAATGTGGCTATGGATGGCGAATTGATTTTATGCACAATCGCCAGATTCAATGGTGTGACAATGCCAAGAGCTGAGCCAGTATCACTATATAGTTTTATGACGTATTGTATCGCCATGATCAGACTCTGCTAATAGTGAAGCGACCGCTTGCGAATGATTGCGTAGCAACATTCGCGAATACTTTTGCGACTGCGACGACGTTTGCAGATGTAACCTCAAATATTCCAGTATTCACTACCTGATGTGTTGCGACACCCAAAGCGACAACACGATTATCTAAAACAGCAGATCCACCTACAAACAATTGAAAACCACGTGTTCCTGTAGTGCCACTACTATAGCTACCTGCTAAAGTAAATAGATACAATCCTGTGCGACGTATAGTGATTTCACCTGTGGTCGTGTTGGCACTGAAGATGTTGTCACTGGTCACTGATGGAGAAGAATAACCCGCGACGTCATACGCCGTATTCGCTACGGTCAATGTGGCAGTGCCACCAGACATCGTTGCATAGGATTGGTATGGCAATTGTGTCGTTGTGCCATACATCGCATAAGATTGCGCGATTGATGTAATCGACGCACCAGAAACCGTCACAGTGCCTAATGTGACATAGGTCTGACCAGACAATTGCGCATTCGTAGCGACTGCGAGACGCACAGAGTATGTGCCCACAGTCGTTCCAGCAACACTGCGAGAAACCGTCAAAGATCCTGCTGTTGCGTTGACTATGATGACGACATTGTATGTAGCATTGGCCAGTGTTGAGATGTTGATTGATGAAGATGTGGTGTTTTCGTAGAAATAGCCACCCACGACCGCTGCACCATCAGCAATGGCCAGTGTTGCTGAGCCAGTGCCTGACAATGCCATTTCACTGCCTACCTGAAGCACGCCATCAGAAAGAGTCTTCGTCTCCATGGCAGTCAATCGACTGCTGGCATATCCTGATCCCACATTGCCATCACCAAATGATGCGCCAGTACCTGTGGCCATTCCAATTGATTGTTCTGCCATGTCAAACTCCCTTATATACCGACGTATCGATCATACCAAAACATGTTTACCTGTGAAGCAGACGTCGTGCCAGTCGCACTGACTGAGAGATACTGCAGACCTGCGTCGAATGTTGGAGCAGGATACAATCCCCAATTAATCAAATCGCTGTAGATGCTGAGCGAAGCGAATTGCGAGATACCTGCACTATCAATGACGGTCTTTTTGCCATATCGCAAATCAATCGTCCAGATATCTCCAGCTGGCACTGAAGATGTGAGCTGAATCAAACGACCTGCACCATCGACAAGAGTAAGATTTGTCAATGGGCCAATGCACTGCAGGATTGGAGAAGACATGACTGTGCCAGTGTACGCCACAGAAATGGTGTTATCAACAGAGTCTGCGCCATATGGCACTGGATATGGTTTGGGATATGGTGTTGGTGTGCCATATTGCGTATAGGTCATTTGCTGTGCATTTTGCGTGCTGTTGTACCATGTGGGATCATCTGCGCGAAGCTGGATGACGGCTCTTACATTGAAATCTGTCTGACTAGAATCCATTGATGCGCCAGAAATCTTGACGTCGATGCTTCGCTTAATCTCAAAGAATGTATCTTGATTCAGTGTATGACGCAATGTGGCTGTGTCATTGCCTGGCTTAAACATCTGTATGAGATTTTCTCGATTGTTCATCATCTCTTCATAGGTCGTGCCAGGTATGACAATGGGAAGATTGATGACACGAGGATTGATGCGATAGTCAATGTCTGTGTCACCTTCTTGGAATGGGCCTCTCTGCACAATGCGTGTGATCGGTGCAATGCCCCAATTGATTGCACCAGTCACATACACAGTAATGCCAGAATAGCCACCATTGGCAACATTGAATTCCCATGTAGTAGTACCGCGAATGAATTCAAGCTTCATTGGCCTGCTCCAATCGTCATCATCCAAGCTTTCGCATCACTGATTAATGACGATTCTGATTGTTGGCTTCCATAGTTTGCAGTCATGTTGAGATAGTATGTGGTGCCATTAGAATTCGTAGAGCCAGTGATTGATGCGCGTCCAGTCGTCGATGGCTCATCTTCTCCATCACCATCACTACCTTGACCAGAGAAATACGATGTGACTGCAGACCATGCATCGCGTGCTGCCTGAAGCAGTGCATCCTTAATCCAAGATGCTCCACTCTTGATGCCATCAGCGATCCCTTGCACCATGTCTGTACCAAGCTGCAAAACCTTTGGCCTGATCTCATCAAAAAACGTCAGCAGATTCTTGTCGAGCGTTTTGAAGAATTCCCACAAATCAGTTAATGCTGTGCCAACAGTCTTTTTCATGGTTTCAAATGCGCCAGAGAAATCGCCTTTGACCAGTTGAGACAATGCAGTCAGCAGTCCAGTCACAAAATTAATGACAATCGTTGCTGAAGAAAGAAATGTATCCAAGACTGTCTGGATGTATGGCCACATGATAGTGAATGCCTGGCTCAGATACGTCCAAGCAATTGTGGCACCTTGAAACGCCAGCACGAGAATGTCTTGCACAGTCGTTGCCAATTGCAGAAAGAATGTCGAGAGTGTTGTGATGAATGCTGATACCTGTGGCGATCCAAGATATTCAGCGATTGCCATACCTGCAGACGTAATCGCAGGAACAAACACACCAACAAAATTCATGACTGCATTAGTCAATGGCTGGAGAAATGCTTGCACTGTTGCAAGGCCTGCACCCATTTGCGCCAGCACACCAGGAATCGCAGCAATGGCATTGCGTATCGTATCGAAGATGCCAGACGTCGTGCCAGTCATTTGCATCGTATTAATCCATGCAGACAATTGACCAACAACATTTGCAATGATTGGCACCACAGTATCAGACATGAATGTGCCAAACTCCATGAGGATTGGCATCAATGCCATGCCAAGAGTCTGCTGGATGTCAGCAAATTTCTCTTTCAGCACGACCTGCTGACCAGCATATGTGTCAACTGCTGCTGAAGCACTGCCACCAAACTGCGTATTCAATTCCTTCATCATTACTTCTTGTGCGCCAGCAACATTGCCTGCTTGCACCATGGCTTTAATCATGGCTTCTTGCTCAGCAGTAAACTGCACACCAGATCGCGACAAAGCAGCCAATCCTGCCACAGGATCATTGAGCGCTTTACCTACTTGCATTGCTGCAGAATTCAAATCCATTCCCAATGCTTGCGACATGTCGAGGATTGACTGCGTAGCACTGCCAAAGTTTTGGCCTTTGATGTTGGTAAATGTTGCCAACACATTCTGCGCACCAAGAATTGCGTCATCAGAGAAGAGC